GCCTTCGCCTAAACCGAGGTTTTTGAGAACGTCAGCAATCAGCCCGGCGTCTTTGATTTCTGCCAGGGCATTTGCGATCTGCAGGTACTGGCTGTGGGGGTTATCAGCATCGATATGCTTTTTCATTACGCCGTCAGCGTATGCCTTTACCTCGATCACGGCATCATCAACATACTTGCGCGTCGCCAGCACTACTGATGGATCAATTTTCAGCGTGACGGCCGCTGTGCTGTTCACGATTAAAATCATGCGCACGGTCTGCGTCCGCCCGCTGCCTTCAGCCAGTTGCGGCTTATAGGTTTCCGGGCAGTTAGCAACGGCAATCAGCACGCCGTCGGCATCATACAGGCCGATTTCGCGGATCCAGAAACCGCCGTCACTCTCCGGGATAACCTGCTCGGCGATAATCTGGCTACTGTTTACCGCGTCAACGGTCAGGGAATTAAGCTGCGCGCGACGCTTCTCGCCGATGAGCTTTGTCTGTGCCGTGTCAGGCGTCGGCAGCGTGCCCCCTCCATCACCCAGGGCCATTGAGGTGATATCTACTTTAGTGCCGAGCGCAGCGGCGTTTGCCAGCTTAGCCGCGCCCTGGTTGGTCAACAGACCAAAATATTTTGTCGTCATGCGCTCACTTCCGTCAGGTCAATAAGATGCACCGCCGCGCCGGAATAGACCGGCCCGCCGACGCTGATGAGTTCAGGGGTGTAAGGGTAAACAGTCAGCTCGTCGCCGCTGTAGCTGGCAACGGCGACCGGCAGCGTGCCGTTAGTATCGAGATTAATGGACAGGCCGATAAGGTGACGGCTGCAGGGCTTGGCGTCAGCTATCAGGCGCTCCAGTTCGTTATACATTTCCTCGGTAATGCCGGTATCAAGTACGCCTACATCCAGCCGGAATGTGCCAGGCGCTTCGCCGGTTTTCCACCACTCGATTATTTTGATGAGATAGCCCAGCGGCTCAACGACGCGGCGGATAGCGCCTATCGTGCCCTTGTGTCGGTGCACGTACTGCGAGGCAGCAACCACGGCGCGCTTTGTCGATTCAGGCCAGGCTGAATCCCAGCGGTCAACTGACCACGCCCACGCCAGATAGGGCAGAAGCTCCACCGGGCAAGTGTACGGATTCCACAACTGGCGCAGCGGCACGCTCATCGCGCCGGGGCTTGCCAGCGCCTCGGCGGCAGCAATCTCAAGCGCTGAAGAGCCGGTCGGCAGCAGGCGATCACTCATCCGATCCTCCAACTGTCAGCGTGTAGCCTGTGCAGTAAGCGGCCTGCGTTTTGTCGAGCACCACATCAGCCGATGGCTTAATCAGGTTGACGCGCTGCACGCCCTCAACGTGCATGGCGGCATACAACGCAGACAGGCGAATGTCTCGGCCGAGGCGCTTCTGCGCAGTAACGTAGGCGGCGAGCTTTGCCTCAGAGGCGGCGCGGATCGGCTCCGCTTCCGGCCCCGGATAGAGGTACAGCTCTGCCACGATTTCATAATTCACAATGTGTGCTGACTGCACCGTCACCCGGTCGGCAACCGGGCGCACGTCTTCGTCATTGAGCGCAGCGCTAACCACGGCCAGCAGCTCATCACTCGCCATGCCGCTGCCCTCACGCGCGAGCACTGTCACCGTGACCACTGAAGGCGACGGGCTGATGGCTGAGGCATCGGCTACGCGGCCGTCAGCACTTTTGGCATGGTACTCATAAGCGCCGGTCGGCCCGGCCACGCTCAGCCCTTCAAAAGCGGAGGCGATGCGCAGCCGGAAATCATCGTTACTTTCCATCACTGCGGGGGTTGGCGGAATGGTTGTATCGTCGGCCGGGGTAATGGTCAGGCGGGGTACGCCATTATTCACGCCGAGCTGGTCAAGGTCGCCATCCAGCGCATACGCAACCATGACGGCTTTTGCCGCCTCGTTGATGCGCTGGCGCAGGATCAGCTCACGGTAGGCATTTTCCTGCAGCAGCTTAACGATGGGTTCCGACTCCAGCGTCAGCGTGCGGGCGACGGCGTCCTGCTGGTCAGCAGGGTAAAGGGAAATCAGCGTAGCCTTTCGCTCGGCCAGCAGGGTCTCATAGTCCAGCGACTCCACCACATTGGGCGCGGGCAGCTGGCTCAGGTCGATAGTTGCCATAGTCTCAGCTCACAGGAACGGTTAAGGAAAAAGGCTGCGCGCTGTCGGTGCGGTTGCCTGACAGCTCAACCACCATTGCGCCGTTGATATCCGACTCAAAGCTGATGGCGGTCAGCTTTACGCGCGGCTCCCATTTCAGGATCGCCATATAGCAGGCCGACATAATCTGCAGGCGCAGCGCCTCGTTTTGCGGCTGGTCAATCAGGGCGGATAAAAGCGAGCCATACTGGCGGCGCATCACCCTTGAGCCGAGCGGGGTCAGCAGAATGTCACGCACCGACTGCCGGATGTGATCGAGGTCGGTCAGCGTGCCGCCGGTTTCCCGGTTCATGCCGATATATTTTGCGGTTGTCATATCGGTTCCCCTGTCTGGCCGCCGCTGTCGCCAGGGTGTTTATGCTTATCCAGAACTTTGCCGTTTGATGAAAGTTTGCCGCCGGTATGCGTCACGTCGCCTTTCATCGTTGCGCCCTTTGTGACTTCCAACTGCGCAGTTTTGAGCAGCGTTGTGCATTCCACTTCGGGCGAGTCGAACAGGATTTTTACCGCCGCTTTTATGGTTGCTGTCTGTATGCCGGTTGCGGTCAGCGCGCCGGTTTCCGGCTCGTACTCGATCACCGCGCCGTCAGGAAATGACCAGTGCAGCGCATCGGCCGAGGTAGACGGAGCCGGGTTGTCATCCGAGAAAATGCCCGGCAGCACAAAGCCGGTATCGAGTTCGCCGCCGAGGCACAGAACAAGCACCTGCTCACCCACTGACGGCGCATTCCAGGAGCGGGTTTTACCCGCGCGGGCGTTCAGCCAGTGCAGCCAGTTGGTTGTGTTTTTTCCTGTATCGACACGGCATAGCCCGTCGTCGAGATTGACGGCCGACACTGTTCCGATGCGGATCAGGTTGCGCAGCAGGCGCTGGATTTCAAAAATTTGCTCGTTCATGGCAAGATAATGAAGCAGGGCAATTCAAGACACAAAACCATGTCGTATGGTGGTCTACTAACAAACACAATTATTATTTGGGTGAATGTATGCAGGATTTTTTTACGTTAAGTAATGTTCAGAATGTGATTGCTTATTATCGCAATATGATCAATAACCTTACGCCAGAAAACTCTTTTGAAAAAAACAGGAATGAACATATTTCTACAATGCTTGCCTCATTTTCAAGAAATGCCCAACAGTGGGATCAAAAGGTACAAGTTAACATTAATTATATAGGTGATAGGTTTTATAATGAATTGCAAGCTAAAGAGTCTAACAAAGATTCTGTAGATGAGATTTTTTCCAGCTGCTTTAGGTTTTTACTTGAATACTATATAAATATGCCAGGCGAACTTGGCCACCCTTTAGGTTCTATCAAGTCATTTGCCATACATCACCTTGATGATTTTACTGATTCTACGAAGAATCAAATCGAATATGCCCTAAGAGAGATGCCAATAAACATCCTTAAAGACATTTTGCATAATGCAGACTTTAAAGCTCTAAGAGAATTGCCGTCAATAACAAAACATACTGAAACACTAAAAGAACAGTGGAATACTGAGCTGAAAGACAGGATTGAAAAAATAGATGACCTAAAAGAAACCCTGAAAGAATATGAGCATGCTTTCAATTTCGCAGGTTTATTCAAGGGTTTTCTCGACTTAGGCAATAGTAAGAAAAAAGAAGCTCGCTCAGGAAAAGTACTCCTTGTAGGTTTAGCAATGATGGTTCCAGTGCCTATCATATTTGAAACTGCGTACTTTGTTTTTAGAGACGTAACGTTCGCCTCAGCTTGGGATTTGATTAAGATATTACCCGCTGCATCAATGTCTTTGTTGTTAATTTACTTCTTTCGAATATCTCTTAGGAATTATAATTCCTTAAAGGCCCAACTATTGCAAATTGAGTTAAGAAAAACCCTTTGTCAGTTCATACAAAGCTATGCTGATTACAGCAAAGAAATTAAAAGCAAAGAGCATAACCCGCTTGATAAATTCGAAGACGTTATATTTTCGAATATCATGACTGCTGAAGAGAAAATACCATCGACATTTGATGGCGTTGATCAGCTTGCTAACATGATTAAAGCCATTAAGGGATCGAAGGGCTAATAAGAACGGTTTAGATAATTTATTACATAATCCTCAACCATAATGATGTCATGGCTATTCATTCCTAATAGTTGCCTAGCCTCGTATCGAACCTCCTTACCTTTACGTGACGGCCGGTCGCGCAGCCCGTAATGATGCACGCGGGCCATGCGCTGCACGTTGCCCGCAAACTCGATCACAGCCTCATTCGGGCTGGCCTGTGTTTTCAGGTATTTAGCCGTGCGCAGCTTTGCAAACATCTCGCGCTTTATGCGGCCCTTTTTGCTGCGCACCGGCTGCGCTTTACGAGGCTTAAACGGCGTGCCGTCAGGTGCCTGCTGGCGCTTGATGTTCTGCTGCTGACTCGCGCGCAGCTTGCGGCCAATACTGCGCGCCATTTCTTTACGCGCCGGGGCTGACAGGCTGTTGATAAGCGCCTCCAGACGGTCATTTACCATCTGCAGCTCGCTCATGTCTGTAACTCGCTGACCAGCTCGCCCTTAACGTAAAGCTGCACCGGCCGGGCGTCATTCTCCGGCAGCGGGTTCTCGCCGACGTGGGTCACGTGCAGCCCGTCGTCGGCCTGCTTCACGATCACGCGCTCGCTCAGCTGCAGCTCAATGCTGATATCGCTGGCCGTGTCGCTGATAACATCCGCCTCAAAGGTGAAGCCTGTCCGGCGCTTTTCCTCGCTTGCCATAATGTCGGGTTCATTCGTTCGCAGCCAGGCAAGCAGCGGCACGATCAGCAGGTCGATGTTACCGGCGTAGTCGGTAATAACCATGTTAAGCCGGTACTGGTATTCAAACGACAGCGAGCTGGCAAGCGTCGAGACGATGCGCCCGCTGTCGATAAACACGTTCAGCGCGTCAGGGTTTCGCTGCAGCTCCGGCACGCTGTCGGTCAGTGTCTGGCGCAGTTGTTGGGGTTTCAGCATCGTGCTGCTCCTGGCAGTCTTTAATTATTTCGACCTGCAGCCCGCAGGCGGCGAGTGCGGCCTCAAGCTGGCGATTGTCCGCCGCCAGATCGCCCGCCATTTTAAGGCTGTTTCCCGGCACCGGGCAGCTTGTCACGCGCGGACACCCAATCCAGATAATCTCTGGCGCTGGCGAAGGCCGGACGGGCGTGCAGCCGGATAACATCGTCAGGCAGAGCAGCAGCAGACCAGTCACGCAGTATCGGATTCGCATCGGTTTCTCTCTGTATGGTCATTTCACGGTTAAGCGCGGCCGTGCTGACGCGCCCCTGCATCAGCCGCAGCTCGGCCTCACGCTTCTGGCTGGCCCTCGCATCGGCATCCAGCCGGGCTATTGCCCTGTCGCGGCTCTCGATACCGGCTGACAGCGTGCCGATAATGCGCTGTGCGCTGGTCAGGTCGTCTCTGGCTTCTTTCCACTGCCAGCCGGTTACGCCCAGCGCCAGCAGAGCCACGGCCAGAAGCAGAGCTATCAGGCGCGTCATGACACACCCCGCAGACAGTAGGCTGTCTCATTCGCGCGGCGGTTTTCCAGCCCGCGATTTCTCACGCCCTTAACGAACACCCAGCGCCGCAGCTCGTTACAGGCATCAGACCAGTGCTGCAGCCGGATATACCGGGCAAAGGTCGAGCTGCAGGCCGCGCGCACGCCGACGTTAAAGGCGAATGACACGGCCGTGTCATAGACCGGCTGTGGCATATCGCTGCGCATACAGGCATCTATCCCGCGCTCGACGCGCATCACGTCATACACCAGATTAACCGCCGCCTGCCGCTCGCTGACCTGGCTTTGCGGCGTTACGCCCTCTGTGTGACCGATACCGTTCGTCCAGACTCCGGCACTGCACTGATAGGGCGAGGTGCGGCACCCCTCGGCGTTGGCGATGAGCGCAAGCCCGGCCTCGGACGTTTTCAGGGTTTTGAACTGAGGCAGCAGCGCGGCAATCGCCAGCACGGCCACGACGGCGCAGCGTTTAACGGTCTGGCTCAAGGTTCACCCCCCGCAGGCGCTGCAGCTCGTAGGTTTTGCGGCGGTAATGCCAGTTGATAAAGAACGTCGCCACGTTAGTGATAAGCGTGATAACCGCCACGCCGGAACCGACCATAAAGGCGATATCCTGCGGCGTATGACGGCCGAACCACATCAGGATGAGGCCAATCAGGTAGTTGATCACAGAGCTGATTTTTTCCATTTTTAGTCCCACAGGTTGACGGTTTCACCTGCTGAAGATTCAGGCAGATCGGGCAGCGTCACCTCGCAGCCGTGTGGCAGCACCGGCCCGCTTTCGGCGAGGCCCGGATTAGCCGCATAAACCAGTTCGACGGCCTGACCGGTTCGCCCGTAATAGCGCTGACAGATTTCGTCAACGGTATCGCCCTGCTGCGCGTAAACGTTCATCAGAGCAGATCCACAATGCAGCCAGGCTTACCGGCGATGCGGCTGATGCTGAATCGCGCGTCGCGCCAGTACTCGTCGGCGCTCGCCTCAATTTCGCCCGCTTTTTTCGTGCCGCTTGCGTCGTAGCCGCGATAGCGCTCGACGATGGTGGCGGCAGTCAGCGCGCCGACGGCGGCAAGGTAGGCCGTAATCTTTTCGCTCTCGCCGTCGAGCGATTCCGCAGGCACGTCGGCCAGTGCCTTAAAGCCCGCGGCCATCTGCGCGGCGCGCCAGTCGTACAGCTCGGCGTTAACTTCTGAAATCGCCGTCTTCACGGCAAGGCGCAGGCGCTGCGCCGTGACCGTTCCCTCATAGCGCAGCGAATCGCGCAGCTGCTGCAGGTCAACGTCAGGCCAGAAAAACGTATTCTTTACCGGCGGCTCGGCAGCGTCTGCCGGTCGCGGGGCGGGGATAACAACCGTGTTATTCATAATCGGCCTTTGAAATAGGTGGGCGGTGGAGGACGGAGCAGACACTGAAAGTGCGTTGCCGTCCTGCCGCCCGTGCGCGGGGTCGCGTTCGGTCAGCGGCTGGCGATGGCCTGTTTTTTCATCGCCGTTCCCAGCCGCTCAATGTCTTTTTTGACGCCGCAGCCGTCGTGTAGCTGATGCGCCCTTACAAGGTGGGTCATCGCCTCCGAAGCCCTGCCCGCATCGCGAAGCACATACCCGGTTATCTTGTGCAGCTTGGCGCGCACCTGATCGGGCATGTCTTCAGATTCCGTCATCGCAATGGTTACCAGCAGCGGGTCAACATCAACCGGCTCTTTTGCCGTCCAGGCGCGCGTTGCCGCGCTGGCGACTTCCTCGGCCAGCAGGTAAGGCAGGCTGGCGCGCTTAAAGCCGTCTGGCGACACAAGGCCATGCGTCAGCGCGTACCGGGCAATCTCCAGCGCGCCAGGCACGTCGCCCGCATCAAGCCGCCAGATCATGACGGTCATCAGCACGGCATCCTGTGCGCCTTTGCCTTTCTCCAGCACGCCGGACACCCACGGCAGGTACTCAGGCAGCAACTGACGCTTCATTTCCGCCTTGCGCTCCTTAGAGTGCACTTTCTTCAGGCGGCGCTTGTCGTCGTTGAGCTTGATGAGCATCTGCTCATAGCCGCTGGCGTGGCGCAGCGGGTTGTCGGCACTCTGCGAGGCTTCGATAGCCTGCTGGCGCATGCGGTGACGTCGGGCAGGGCTTAACATGCGTTACGCCTCCGGGGTTTCTGCTGCCGGGGTTTCTGCAGCCGCGCTGAACTCACCGACTTCGATGTTTTCAACCAGACAACCGGCCGCGTAATCCTCGATCACGTAGTCCTCGTTGATGGACTCATAGTTTTCGATGCGGTCGCGCTTCGGTACTTCATCAATCAGGCGGCGGTGCGTGCCTTCCTGAAAGTAAATTGACAGGTTATCCAGACGGGTAATCATCAGCGCATTAGCCGGGAAGTACGGCACACGGATAGCTGGCAGGTTGCCGATGCGTTTCTGACTGACGATCAGGTCGGCGGCCAGCTGCTCGGTGTTGGCCTGCGACTGGTTGACGATCGGGAAATATTTGTCAGCCAGCAGCTGACGGCCGCAGATCACAACCAGCTCCGGGTCTTCCTGATACCACGGTTCGATCAGAGTGTTGGTGGCATCCATAACCAGCGCGTCAAGGTTGGCATAGTCGCCGTTTTTACCGATGCGGATTTTCGCAGACACCACGGCACCGGCTTCGTCGGTGATTTTGCTCAGCACGCGCTCCGGCGCATCGTTGCGGTACTTTTGCAGCCAGCCAACGGCCACGTCCTGCAGCATCGGGAACTTCGCACGGTCAGAGGTTTTAGCGCGGGTCACGCCGTTGAAGCCGATCATGATGCGGTCAAGCGCCTGGCGCTTCACGATGGCGTCACGCAGGCGGGCCTGGAAATCTTCATATCGCGCCCACAGGTCGAGGGTGTTATAGCGAATGTGAAAGTCGTAGTTGACCTGCACACACTCATAACCCCGCTTATCCAGCGCGGCAAAGTCAGCGGTTTCGCGCTCGTCGCCGCCTGCCGTGTCGGTCACGCTGGCAATTGAGCCGGACACGCCGATCCCGATTTTCTCGCCCTTCATTTCAGACACCGGCACGATGTTGACGCGGGTCAGGAAATCGGAAGACTCCTGCACGCGGTTCATCAGGGTCTGCGTGACCGTCGGCTCAACGGTAAACTTTTTGTTCATGTCGTCGGTTTCGACGCCGTTCAGCTCTGCGAGGCGGGTCATGAACTGGTTAAACTTAAAGCGGGTATTCTTACGCATTGGCGTTCCTGTTTATCTCTGTGTTGGGTTTTAACGTTCAGGCAACGCCTGATTAGCAGTCGGTCTGCGCGCCGGACTTCGGATCGCTGCCGGTTGCCGCCGGGCGGCGGGTAAAACTGCCGTCGGTCTGCGAAAGCTGGCCCTGCAGCGCAGCGAAAGCGGCGCGGTCTTCCCCGGCCTGCTGCTCGATAGCCTCCAGACGTGCGGTGACGGTTTGCTCCAGCGCTGAAAGTTTCTGCGTCTGGCTCTCCGCGTTCAGCTGCACCTGCTCAGCAACGGCGGTTACCGCCGCGCCGACGTCGGCGAACTGCTCACCATCGGTTTTCTTTTTGGCAGAGAACATCGCCGAGATGCGCGCCAGCAGGGACGGTGACGGCTCGGCCACTTCCTCAAACTCGATCACGGTTTCTTCAGCGGCGCTGAAAAGGTTGTCTTTATGCTGCTTGCGGGATTCCAGCGGGTTAACGGTCGCCGAGGCGCTGAAGCTCAGGATTTCCGTGCCGAGGCTGGCAGGATTGTCGGTAACAGCCAGGCCGATCAGATATGCCTCACCGGTATCCGCGAACTTGGGGTTGTACTGAATTGACGTATAGATTTTCTGGCGTGCCTTGGTCATAGCAACCAGCTCATCTGTTGGATCTATATCCCCGAACAGCGCCAGCTTGCCTTTTAGCGGCCCGTCAGCAATTTCTTCAGCTGACAGCGCCACCACGTCACCAAAACGACGGAATGGGCTGTCAGGCGTGATGCCTTTGATGTGCTCAAGGTCAATTCGCGCCCCGTACATCGTTGGATCATAGTTTTTCGCCATTTGCGCAATGTGCTCACGCGGAATTGCGCGGCCGTCTGTAGTTGCGCCTTCAACTGCGATACGAAAACGCTTTGATTTGATTGCTGCCATTAATCAGGCTCCGGTCAGGTGTTGGGTTGGTTCGGGGCCAGTTTCCCCGTCGCCACACAATCCCTCAACGAATGCCAGCCCGCTGATGCATCAGCAAACAGGGACAGCAGGCGCGCCATTTTCGGCACCGGTAGCCTTGCCGGTATGAACATGACACCGACAACCATCATCAGCGATCCGCGCCGTCAGGCCGCGCTGCTTTACTGGCAGGGTTATTCCGTGCGCCAGATTGCGGAGACGCTCGGACAGAAAACGCCAACCGTGCAGAGCTGGAAGCTGCGTGACGCGTGGGACAACGTTGCGCCCATCAGTCGCGTGGAATCCAGCATGGAAGCCCGGCTGATTCAGCTCATCATGAAAGAGGTAAAGGGGAATGGTGATTACAAAGAGATAGACGCGCTCGGCCGTCAGATTGAGCGCCTTGCCCGCGTTGAGCGCTACCGCAGCAGCGGCAACGAGGCCGACTTAAACCCCAACGTGCGCAACCGCAACAAAGGCGAGCGCCAGCCGGTTGTTAAAAATGAGTTCAGCGAGGAACAGGTAGACAAGCTGACCGGCGTGTTTATGGATAACTGCTTTGAGTATCAGCTCAACTGGCACCGCGCCGGGCTGACTCACCGCATCCGCAATATCCTGAAGTCCCGCCAGATTGGCGCTACGTTCTACTTTGCCCGCGAGGCGCTGATCGACGCGCTGACCACCGGCCGCAACCAGATTTTTCTTTCGGCCAGCAAGGCGCAGGCGCACGTTTTTAAAAACTATATCCTCGACTTTGCCCGCCAGGCTGACGTTGACCTGAAAGGCGATCCCATCGTACTGCCGAACGGCGCGCGCCTGATATTCCTCGGCACCAATGTGCGCACCGCGCAGAGCTATACCGGCAACCTGTACCTGGATGAGTATTTCTGGATCCCGAAATTCCAGGAGCTGCGCAAGGTTGCCAGCGGCATGTCGCTGCACAAGAAATGGCGCACGACGTACTTTTCCACGCCGTCGGCCCTGTCACACAGCGCTTATCCGTTCTGGTCAGGTGAGCTGTTTAACAAGGGGCGGCGCAACAGAGATGATCGCATCGAGATAGACCTGTCGCATTCACACCTGGCGAAAGGCGCGCTGTGCGGTGACGGCCAGTGGCGGCAGATCGTGACGGTTGAGGATGCGCTGACCGGCGGCTGCAACCTGTTCGACATTGAGCAACTGCAGCTTGAATACAGCCCGGCGGAATATCAGAACCTGCTGATGTGTGATTTTGTCGATGATGAGGCGAGCGTGTTCCCGTTTGCCGAGCTGCAGAGCTGCATGATCGACAGCCTGGAAGAGTGGGAAGATTTTAACCCGTACCTGCCGCGCCCGTTTGCATACCGGCCGGTCTGGATCGGTTATGACCCGTCGCACACCGGCGACAGCGCAGGCTGTGCGGTAATCGCGCCGCCGCTCGTTGCGGGCGGTAAGTTCCGCGTGCTGGAGCGTCACCAGTGGCGGGGTATGGACTTTGCCGCACAGGCGAAATCTATCGAGGACTTAACGAAAAAATACACCGTGGAATATATCGGCGTTGATGCGACCGGCATCGGCCAGGGTGTTTACCAGCTGGTACGCCAGTTTTACCCGGCCGCGCGTGAAATCAAATACTCGCCGGAAGTGAAAACGGTAATGGTACTGAAGGCAAAAGACACGATCAGCAGCGGGCGCCTTGAGTATGACGCCGGGGCCACGGATATCACGCAGTCGTTTATGGCTATTCGCAAAACCATGACGGCCAGCGGCAACCGCTCAACCTATGAGGCGAGCCGCAGCGAAGAAGCCAGCCATGCTGACGTCGCCTGGGCAATCATGCACGCCCTGTTAAACGAACCGCTTACCGCAGCCAGCGGCGGCGCTAACCCTTCTATTCTGGAATTTTACTGATGAGCAAACGCAGAGGCCGCAAGGCCCACACCGCCACCACACAGCCGGTACAGGCAACCGCACCGCAGCAGCACGCCGAGGCATTTACCTTTGGCGATCCGACGCCGGTCATGGATAAGCGCGACATTCTGGATTACGCCGAGTGCATCGGTAACGGGCGCTGGTTTGAGCCGCCTGTCAGCTTTAGCGGGCTGGCTAAGAGCCTGCGCTCGGCCGTGCATCACAGCTCGCCGATTTACGTGAAGCGCAACATTCTGGCCTCGACCTTTATCCCGCACCCGATGATGAGTCAGCAGGAGTTCAGCAAGTTTGCGCTTGATTATCTGGTCTTCGGCAACGCCTTCGCCGAGCTGCGCCGTAACAGCCTGGGTAAACCGCTGCGCCTTGAAACCACCCCGGCCAAATTCACCCGCAGGGGTGTGAAGGACGGCGTTTACTGGTTTGTGAATGACTGGAAAGAGCCGCATGAGTTTTCGGCCGGCAGCGTGTTTCACCTGCTGGAGCCGGATATCAATCAGGAGCTTTACGGCCTGCCGGAATACCTCAGCGCGCTCAATTCGGCCTGGCTGAATGAGGCGGCGACGCTGTTCCGCCGCAAGTATTATCAGAACGGCGCGCACGCCGGTTACATTCTCTACATGACCGATGCGGCGCAAAGCAGCAGCGACGTTGACCGGATGCGACAGGCGATGCGCGACACGAAAGGGCTGGGTAACTTCCGCAACCTGTTTATGTACGCGCCGAACGGAAAGCCGGACGGGATCAAGATTCTGCCGCTTAGTGAAGTGGCGACGAAAGACGATTTCTTTAATATCAAGAAAGCCAGCCGTGACGACCTCTTAAGCGCGCACCGCGTGCCGCCGCAGATGATGGGGATTATCCCTGACAACTCCGGCGGATTTGGGGACGCGGTGAAAGCGTCTCAGGTATTCGTGCGTAACGAACTGACACCGCTGCAGCAACGAATGAAAGAGATCAACGATTGGATTGGAATTAAGGTAATTGATTTCAAAAATTACCAACTTGAGCTGTAATCATACTAAAAAATTTCATTTCCAAAATTGGACTCCATATGAAAAGATAAAGAAAAAACTTTCAATGTGGAGTCTTAATTGAATATTCAAAAAGGTACCGTATGGCATACATACACAATGCAGTGCCCAAATATAAAATTATCCAGAAGGATGATCAAGGATGTAATGCATAGCCGAATTTTTCTTAGTGCATTCGATTACACTAAAAACCTTTACTATTTTGACGGGGATAGACTAAAGAAAAGCCGCTTAGATTTTCAATTTAACACAGACGTAACAGGCTTAAAAGTAACTGGCTTACCGTTTGATAAAAAACACGCAGCATGTGATTTTACGCTTTACTCCACTCACATACTAATCAACAAAATATTATCACAAAACAAAATCTTGCAAGCTGACGGAACTTTTTATAGTGATTATGTATTCTTCGCTTTAAAACCATTTTTCTTAGGGTCTGATGACAATCAAAAAATCATAATTCCAGTGATTAGCATATACGAAAATGGCATAGCTCAAGTAAACTTCATTGATTTAAATGACTATTCCAATACACTCAATGAGTTCATTCGAGACAATGTTAATTATCCATTTACAAGACCACACTCCATAATCTGCCCAATTGAATACGCAGTAACATACCTTAGCTTTGACAATAAAATCTCGCCCCTATTTAGGCGATTATTAGATTATAGATACTACCGAGAAGTAAAACGAACCTTATTAAATAATTCCGAACCACTTGAATATGGAGAGCGATCCCTTAATGGGAACTATGTTGATTACATGAAATTTAGCAACGCCAAGCATGGTCTAGGTGACATTGCCAGAACCATAGTGGCCTTAGTTTACTCTCATGTTATTAAAATAAGTCCTCGCGAGTTCCTTTTAGGCCTTGACGTTAATAAATATTATTCAGGATGGCAAGGCAAACCAAATATATTCATTCTTGAACACGACAATCAGAAAACAAAATCATCTTTAAACTGGCTGGAAAATAAAAGAATGATAAATGCATTACTATCTAAGACTATGGGCCTCTATCAAGACAACATCCCACTACGTTATGAAGATTATCGTATGTTTGATGATTTCAACTACTTTTCTGCGCAAGGCGTTTCTTTGAGCATGCTAACCAGCAAATCCCTGAAACAACTCAACTTAAGTAGCGGCTTTACCGTTGATAATTTTAAGTGGGATAACTTAGTAAAAAGTGATTTGCGTGAAATCGTCAGCTTCTTCTATGAAGGTACAATCTATAAAATAAACAATATAAATAAAAATATTGAGCTGGCGCAGATTAAAAAAGAAATATTCGAATTTGAGGAATGGTTACGACAAACGTCACGCAGATCGGGAGAGATACACAACTATGCCTTATCATTGTTCGAACACAACGATATAAAACAAAGTCGAAAAAGCATTGATAGTTTAATTAAATCGAAAATGGAATTGATAAAAATACAGGAAACCGAGTCCAGTGATAAAGCCAACAACAATTTAACTCTCATATTTGGCTTAATTGCCACAACTTCAATCTCACCCATTTTAGTAAAGCCCGCGTTTGAATATTTCAAACTTGATGATTGCCTAAGGGGAACAGTATTCTACGATTTCATTGATGCCATATACTTTGTGATCTCTATCACTTTAGTATATTTATTAATCAAAATTCTTAACAAAAAATGATATTCATCTTTTTCCTTCGTGAACACCTTTATCATGAACACATCCCTTCTTATTAACCCGCTTCGTAGTAGTAAGTTCCAAACCAATGTGATGTTGCTTACGAAGATGTTAATGGATTATTTAATAACTGGATCGGTGTTGAGGCAATCCAATATGGCCCTTACATTCTGGATATTGAATAGGGGGTCCTAAGGACGAAGTTCTGCCGCTACGGTGATTGCGAAAGTTCACGCCGTGGCTGGCAAGGCTAGCCCTCCCCCACCAAACGCCCCTTACTTCCTAGCCCGAACATCACCCCATCAGACGCGCTGGAACGCCTTTTGCGGGTTTTTTCCATTTCGCCACCTTCGCCCCGATGCAATGACGTGCGCCCGCCTCCGTGCGGTAGGCGCAGCCTGAACATACATGTTTGTACCCCTCGCGCGCAATGCTATCCCCGCCACGCCTGCCCGCTTTGTGCATCGCTTTTAATGCAGTTGCATTCACATAGCAAAACAGCGCCATGACAGGCGCTGCAGGGTGTTTCAGTGCTTAAAAAATTAATGCGAATCCATGCGCGTTATGCATGCATAGCTCATTTATGAGTCACATTGCCTGAAAATCGGAGGATGCGGCACTACCATAGCGCAGCTGCTGCAGGTAAATAATGCCCTCACGAAGAGAAACGGGGCAAGGCAGCTCGATCATAAAAACAAAATCGTAAGTCCTGCCGAGCCAGAATCCTCCGCCAGCCTCTTTAGGACGCTGAAAGAAAACCCAGCCGCCAGAATGGAAGCACTCCAAACAATCGCCCCGGTAAACTATCTGATAATTAGTGTCGCTTCCGGCCATTTGCTAAAGCCTCACAATGCTCGCTGTTCAACCATGCCGCCGCAAAAATCATCAATCTCTAATCGGCAGCATAAAAGATTTCCTCGCCAGCGTTCTGGTTGATCTCCGAGTTCGCCAATTCGGCAATAATGCTGAGTGCCAGTTTTAGGTCTGACGGCTTGCAGTTTGAGATTAACGAAACCTCCGCAATGAACTGCACGCACGCCATTTTTTTATGTATTTGGTTTGATTCCTGAACCGTCATTTCCCCTCCCCTAACTTAACTGTGTATTTATACAGTAGCATAGCACTTATAAGTTGAGAAATGAAAAATATTTGGTTTATTTGTTTTTTATCTTGTTGATATGAAACAAGTAAATCTAAGGAGTTTTTTAGAATCACTTGCTCATAAATCGTGGTCATCAGAACGACGGTCACCTAATTTCGTTACTCTAATGCAGAAATCACGCCCTTTTTTTGCGGTTTTTTTCTGCTAATAGGTTAAATCGTTCTAATACGAAAGTCTGCTTTGGCTCCAGTATTGGGCGGGCCAGTTCTCCATTAGGTAAGCTGCGGAATACTTGACCAGCGATTTTCGTCTGCGTCCCTTTAATGAGACGCACGGCCAGCCCGCGACTGATCGTTTCACCGCTTAAATCTCTTACTTGGGCGATCAGGTTGTCGCATGCAGCTTCAGTTTTGTCCGACCGCCGCAGCTTCAGATGCCGCCTTTCTGGCCTTTCTGTCCTGATACGACTCAGAAGCTGCCGCCGTTCTTTTCTGTTCATGTTGTCCAGGTCGATTTTTTCGAAACTTTCCGGCGGGCTCGAATCCTCAGATCTCAAACCTCCCGTACAGTTATTGACAGAACTCCGAGAGGACGCGGACGCGTCCTTAAATTCAAAAGCCAAATCAACGACACGTTTCGGGACAATCTTCCATTGCATCAGACGGGTTAAAATTGGCGTATCGTCGCCAACTTCGGTTGCGTAAACACCCTTAATGCGCACGGTTTCCTCGCCGTACTCATTCACGTCTTCGCTTGCCTGATACCAGGTGCGCACGGCCAGATCGTCGCGGCGTACGAACGGCCCACCCTGCGCGTTAACGTATCCGGCCCAGTCTCCTGCGTCGGCGGCGTCATGCGCGGCCGCAAACTCAACGCTCAGGCCATGCGCGGTCTCGCTGTCTGCCATGCGGCGCAGCTCGCGGTAAACCGTGACCGGCGCACCGCCCACAAACTGAAACTGCCGGATGTGCCAGCGTGCCGCCCAGGCAGAAACGGCCGAGGCTGTTTCTTTCAGATCTTTTCCGCTCTCGTCGTCTGTCTCACCATCCAGTGCATAACCATCAATATTTTTGGAAATGTATTTAGCAACGTAACCCGTTGCGCTGCCTTTCTCTGGATCGATAGCCTCGGCGTGAAAACGTGCCTTACGGGCCTTGTCTGTCGTCAGCTCGCTGCTATCTTCCTGCCAGGCATAATCGCGCATAATTTCGCGCACGCGCTCAGCCTGCTCAGGGCGCATAAACATAAGCATGTGCCAGTGTGGGGTCGCATCATGATGAGGCTCAGCAACGCGGATCCCGAAGATGCGGATTTCTTCGCGGTGCAGCTTGGCGCGGATTTTCTGCCAGACGCTGCAGAGATAACGCTGCGTATCGGCCGGACTGGCACCATTCCATTTGCGGTTACGATGCCCGGTTTTGATTGTGGCGTGATAGCGAGCCGGAGCTGTCAGCGTGTAGAACTCGCCTATAAAGCCCATTTCATTGCAGATGTTTTCGAAGCCACGAATGCGGGTCATCAGCTCGCAGCGGCGGATCGCCGGGTTGGCCACACTGCCGTCGTATTTCTCGATCAGGCTGATGCGGTTGCCTTCCTCGTCTTCCAGCTCCATTCCCTTCAGAAATTCACGGGTGCGTCGCTTCTGCTCGCGCCACTCTGAAACGGTCATGCTGCTGGCGTAGGGGGTATGCTTCTTGCTGACGTTAGCCAGGGCGATTTGAAGATGTTCACGCCATGATGCAGCCACGCGGCGCAGTCGGCCCTTCCACCATTTTTCCGTCTGCATACGCATGATCGCCGGGGTAACTTCCTCCGGGTCAAACAGTCGTGACGTGACTTTATCCCATAATGGCGGCGTCTGGCTCAGCTCACGGGTGATGGTGGCGGCGGTCATGTAAACGCGGTGCGTATATTTATAATCTGACTCGTCGCTGGCCTGCGCGTGTGCCTGTATCAGCTCGGCGAGAATGAAATTAGCCACATCTCCGGCAAGCAAATCGACGTCGGCGCGAGCCATATCCGGCAGGCGGTTAAAGCGGCGCATCAGCTCCCAAAGAGTGCCGCCCGCGCTGGCCGCGCCTGCCTGGTTGGTGGCATTGCCTGCCAGCAGGTTAAACGTGCCGTGACTCATTTCACCGAGGCGATATTGAGCGTTAACGGTTTCAACGCGTGGCAATGTGCGCTCAACGAAGGTTTTCGTTAAGTACGCATTGGCACGATCAATACCCTGTGTTTTTTCTAACTCACTAACCCGGCGCTTTACATCAATCTGAATCAGCGTCGGCTGCTTTTCGAGTAGTTCCTGCGCACGTACTAAAGCCGCAATCATCTGACTGCGGCTGTGCATTTCCTCATAGGTTGGGTATGGGCTGGCAATGGCTTCCCGTGGAACATTCCACGGGTAAGCATAATTTTCTAGCATTTTACCGGCCCGCAACTGATGTCGGGACTTAGCCAGAGGCATTCGGTTTTCACCTTCGTGCCTCTACCTGCGCTGATCCTGGAGTCTTTGCTTACAAGACTCCAACCAGTAAGTAAGTCGCGGTACAATTCGCAGTCGTAGCCGCTGATCATTACCTTACCAGCCAAAGTTGTGGCCACAGCTAACAGCTGAATATGATCGCCGTCGGTCATTTCGTGGTTGTAACTGCGATTACCTTTTGCACGAGTTTCAGTAACATAAGGTGGATCGATGTAGTGCAGAGTAGTTTCGGCATCGTGAGCGCGCATAATTGCAAGCGCGTCTTTGTTTTCGATGATCACACCTTGCAGACGCTGGCAAATGACTGCCAGATTGTGCGGGTAGCGCTCCCAGAGGTATGCGGCGGTGGCATACTTCCGCTTACTGTCTCCCCGGAACCCTGAATTACCTCCGAGACCAGCAGCGGAACCGAAACCCATACTCGCCCGTACAACCATGCGGCGAGCGCGCTCTACTGGCTCATTACTTAATTCACGAGCTGCATAAAATTCATCACGCGCGTAAGGCGTTAGCAGGCAGGCATCTTTAAGGCGCTGGCACAATTCCACATCGCGTAATACGCGAAACAGATTTACCACCTCACCATCAAGATCGTTATAAACCTCTGCATAGCTGCGCGGCTTTTGAATCAACACTCCAGCTGCACCCCCAAACGGCTCGACATAACAGGTGTGCTCAGGCATGTGCTGGATAACCCATGATGCAAGACGAAACTTGCCGCCGTGGTATCGAATCACCGGATGCTTAATTTTGGCAGTTGTCATCATGCTGCAGCCCCGCTTGTTGCCGGTTTACGGACTGCAATAATTTCTGAAGCTCGCTTTTTATCGCCTGCCTTAACACCTACCGAGCGGGCTACGCTGATATTGGTGATATCAAAAGCGCGCAGAATGCTGCGGGTGTAAAGGGTATCGCTGTTCGAAACTACAACCGGGCAGCGCTCCGAGACGTCCAGCAACATGCTGGCCAGATCATGATGCTCATCCTTATTAAATCCGGCAGAGTGATAGTCCGAGAACGTACCGTCATACGGCGGATCGCAGTACACCACATCGCCAGCCTTAGTCAGGCGCAGCGTTTCGCGAAAGTCCGCGCAGATGAATGTCGCGCGCTGTGCTTTCTCTGCAAATGTCTCTATCTCAGTAAGCGGGAAATATGGCTCTGTGTAGTTACCAAAGGGGATATTAAACTCTCCGCGCTTGTTGTAGCGACAAAGACCGCGATAGCCATTGCGGTTCAGGTACAGGAAATAAGCGGCGCGCTCCAGTAAAGGCAGCGACGGATCATGATTGAATGCTTCACGCACAGCGTAATAACTTTCGCCGGTCGTGTTCTGATTAAAGAGGCTAGCCGCCAGAATTATAAACGGGCGGGTGTGCTCTTTTATCTGGCGATAGAGATTAATGAGGTCAGGGTTTATATCCGCAACCAGATAGGCCGGGTAATCGGTGTTCATCATTAATGCGCAGGAACCGGCGAAGGGTTCAACCAGGCGATCACCTTCTGGCAGGTGCGCCATCAGCTCCGGCATAACGCGGGACTTGTTGCCCGCCCATTTCAGAATCGTGCTCATACCGCACCGCCTTTTGATACTTTGGTGCGAAGTTCGGCCACGTCCTGACAGCCGACGCAGCGAGTTACGCCACACACCGCACGGCGGCGCTGTTCCGGGATTGGGGCATCGCAGTCTTCGCAGAATGAAGCCGCCACGCTGACCGGGCGGTTAACCACGCTGGCGATATTGCGCGCCAGCAGTTCATCGGCGCGGGCCTGCGCCATGTCGATTGAGTCGGCCATTAGTGAATCGCCTCCTGCGCTTCGCTCTGATAACGCTCAGCTTCCTGACGCAGTAACTCGGCAGCTTCAACACCGCTAAGCCCTTTTTGCTGAATACGCATGGCAATCTCAGTTAAGCGGTGAGCCACCTCCAGACCGCGCTCGGCACGCTCTTCAGCGCGGGCGGTCGTGATGATTGCGGAAAGTTGCTCCACGTCGGCGTCAAATTTTCTTGTTTCGATATTTCTCATTTCACTTTCTCCAGAATTTAGGCAAAAGAATGCCCGGCGGGTTTACGCCTTTCGTTTTTGGTATTTAATTACTCAGGTAAAAAACAGTCTGCGGTTGAAAACTGACGAGGTAAAATGCTGCCCCATCGAGCCATCTTATTCATGGCGATAATAATCAACTCCCTGCGGTTCTCTTCGAAATACTGAAATGGCTTACCTATTTCTTCCGGCTTAAAGCTTTTCGGATTTTCACGATTTGCCAGCGTAAGCACACAGAATTTAAATTCGTCATTCTGATGGTTGAAATAACGCAATGCGGCGTTAGCGTTATTGTCACGCATCTGACGCCACGTTTTACGAAATTCATCAAACGTCATTGGCTGAATCTTATCAACACGACTGCCCATCAAATGAACTTTGGAAAATCTGGCGGGTTCGTGTTGCTTTGGTACTTCCCATAAAACTCGCATATTAGCCACCGAAAATACGGCGCAGGCGTTGAGAATATCCGGCGCGCTTTGTTGTAATACTCTTCAGCAGCTCCTGCTGGTTTTTACATGGATGCCAGGGTCTGCCGTTCTCGCCCATAATCCAGCCGTTGCCGTAGGACATTGACGGACTCTGGCGCTTGAGGTGTGCTGCAAATGAAATCATCGTGCGCCCTCAGCTAATGCCAATCGAAGCACCCAGCCCGCTTATAACGTCAACGGTTGAGGCTAAGGTCGGGTTAGAGTGAACGCGGTTCTGCACGGCCAGTGCGGCCAGCATCATGCAGCGAATGCCGGTATTTGCGGCTTCCATAATACTGCGGCGGCACGTTGCAGTTATCCGCTCCGGGTTTGCAGCGCTGGCGGCCATGCTTCCGACTTCAGCGGTAGCCTTCAGCACGTAGGACGGAAACTTATCTTTTGCCAGCTCATTAACCGGTACGCATGGCAGGCACTGCAGCTGCGCTAACATCCCATCCATCAGCGTGGCATCTTCGGTCAGGTCGGTAAGTAACAGTACTTCTGGAGCGGTCAGTTGATGCACCTGATCCGGATTGAGCTTATTACGCAAAGTTTGAACTTTCATGCCTGCACGCTGCGCCAGCTCAGCCATGTTATGTGTAAGTGCGAACTTGCGGCAGGCGTCATCATAGTGGTTATGGGTGGAAGTCTTAAAATCAAACATGGCTATTCCCTTGCTCAACTTAAATAATCAAACTCAGTTCAGAGATTGCGAAGTGCGGGCATCGATATAGCGACAATCGACAGCCTGCTGTGTGAGTTTGTCGCGCCATGCTTTGACGTTGATAAGGACTTTGCTGCGTTTTTCAGCACTTTTTTTATTGTTGAAATCTTTGGTTGGAGCCTTGAGCAGTATGCCCTCGTCAAGCCACTGCCAGACAAGGCGCTCACTGACGCCGCGCATTGCTGCAAAGTCGCGAACGCTCATGGCGTCTGCCATTGCAGAGCCGATCATTTTTTGCAGGCTTGGCAGTAAGGCTGAGACAAGCGCATTGATTTGTGAGTCGGTAAAAGGACTTGATTGCTTTTGCGAGCTTTCAGGCTCATGCGTTGAAGTTGCTTTTGCATCTTTCATATCGCATTATCTCCGGTTAAGTAAATTATGGTGCAGTGACGTGCATCTTGGTCGATGAACGTCACTTTAGATCGAAAATGCGATCATGTAAATCGATTTTGAGTGTGAGCTAATAATGAATGATGAAAATTTGAATACGCAGGAGTTGATAGAGCGGATCAGCTCGTCATATGGCGTTACCACTCAAAGAGCGCTTGCAGAAGTCTTGGGTGTGCCATCTAACAGCATCAGCACCTGGATTCAGCGCAACAGCCTGCCTGGAAAGGCCATTATCAAATGCTCTCTTGAAACCGGCGCAGACTTGAACTGGTTAATGACTGGTGAGCTTGTTAATTCGCATTTGCGAGATGAGCCTTTACTGAAAGGTAAGCAGCTTTACGATGAAATCATGGCTAATGGCGGGAAGTTAGTTTTACGCCGCCTATTAGATGCCTACGGCTTTAGCATGCAAAAGGAGCTGGGCGATTTACTTGATATCTCTTCTGGCACAATCAGCACATGGATCCGTAGGGAATATTTCCCCGGAGATGTAGTGGTTGCATGCGCGCTAGACACAGGCGTGTCTCTCAGATGGTTAGCAACTGGTAAAGGTGAGATGTTCGATAGTCAGCCCGAAGTTGTCACATCATCAATAAGTATTCCGAGGAAAAAATTAGTGTCGGGCGTTCTTAATGACGCAGGCAATTGGCTTATGGATCCGGCGCTTTCTACAGTCGATAAAGAATGCTTAGTGTTTATTGATGGTGTTGGTCACTCATGGTTAGTGAATACAGAAGCCAAGAACATCGCTAATGGTCGCTGGTTCGTTAATATTGATGACTCTTATGATGTGTATGATATTTCTCGCTTACCCGGTGGAAAAATTAAGCTAGCCAATCCAAGTGTCTCGTTTGAATGCAGGGCATCTGATGTTACCCCTTTTGGGGCTGTATTATTTACTCTGGAAAAACACGTATAAGGAATGGAATGAAAAAGTTATTTCTTGCCATAGCATGTCTTATTGGAGCATCTGCATCTTATGCTGCAGAAAAATCAGTTGATTTGGATTCATCAAAACTAGGTGAAGACTGGCCCCTTACTTTTAACAAAGCTAAGGTTTCCTGCATTAATAAACGTTTTATCTTCGTTTATAACACTGATACTGATGACCGATATCCTGTAAATGGCAACGCAAAAGATGCAGTCCAGTCGGGGAAAATGGAGGGTTACGACATAGATGCTGTATGGGCTGACGACCCAAACTATAAAGGGGTTAAGAAAAGCATTAGTCCAATTCTTGATGCTGGCAACAACCTTTGTGAACAATAAGTAAACTACCTCGGTTCTCACTATGACTGTTACTAAACAAAAAAATGGCAAATGGCTTGCGCAGATATTCCCTAACGGCAGGGATGGAAAGCGCATCCGTAAGCAATTTAACACCAAAGGTGAAGCCGAGGCTTATGAGGACTATGAAAGAAAAAAGACTGAAGATAAGCCCTGGCTCGGTGAAAAAGAGGATCGCCGGAAGCTAAGTGAACTAATCCAACTTTGGCACAACCTCCATGGGCAATCACTAACAGCAAGCAAACTGCGTCTCGCAAAGTTGAAGATTGTTTGCAGGGGCTTGGGTGATCCGATTGCTTCGAGGATAACAACTAAGGATTGGGCGCATTATCGAGATCAGCGGCTAAGCGGGAAAATTGACAATGGCTATCATGCCAATCCACAGAAATGGATAGCGCAACCAATAACCGTAAACCGCGAACAGTACTACCTCGAAGCTGTATTCAACGAGTTGCGCCGACTTGGAGAGTGGAAACTACCTAACCCTCTTGAGGGAATTCGGCCCTTTAAAGAAAAAGAAAAAGAGATGTCCTGGCTAACCGACGGGCAAATCAAAACCCTACTTAAAGCCTGCGATTCTTTTGGCAATATCAACCTTACACTAATCGTTAAAATCTGCCTTGCAACAGGTGCCAGATGGCGTGAAGCCGAGAACCTAACCCGATCTCAGTTGTCACCTCATAAGATCACCTTCATAAAAACCAAAGGTGGGAAAAACCGAACTGTACCTATCCCACGGTGGCTTTATGATGAGCTTTCCCCCCTGAAGGATAAAATGTTTCAGCCCTGCTATAAGGCTTTCAGTGAAATGCTGAACATTGCCAATATCCAGTTAGCTGATGGTCAAAATACGCATGTGCTCCGGCACACATTCGCGAGTCATTTTATGATGAATGGAGGCAACATCTTGGTACTGCAGCGCATACTTGGTCATGCCAATATTCGTGAAACTATGAGGTATGCTCACTTCGCACCAGACCATCTTGAAGAGGCTGCACAGCTGAACCCTATCGCGGGATATAGTGGCAGCAATGTGGCAGCAGAGGATTCATAA